CATTAATATTTTGGATTCTTTAATTAATCTCTTTTGAGTCGTATCCATTTGCATAACCACGATGCGGGAAAAGATATGGATGTAGTAATGACACCGTGGTTAAGCATTCGTAACAACCAGAGTTAAACCTTTAGCTTTCGCTGCAGCTTTTCGCCCTGATCGCCATCTATCCTCGATCTTGTCGAGAAAAGAAAGACTGAAATTTCCTAAACCAAAGTCATTTCCACAATACAATTGAAACATCAAACTAGTTAACTCATCATAAGTTTTCTTGTTTGGACACACCATCACTAGCTTGTCCAACGCCTTGTTTAATGCTTCCTCACTACTCTTCTTCATAGCTTTACCCACAAAAATATCCTTTTATTAAAGTTAAATTTGAGTGTTAATTGTTAAGTGAAAATAAAGTGTTTTGAAAGCCCCACTTATTTCATTTAGGCTTAGGAATACTATTTAATTAATAACTATTTAAATTTTGATTGCAAGTAAAAAAAAGGGGCCAGTCTCCCGGCCCCTATCCAACACTAAGGCTAGTAAGTGTTTGTTATTACTTCAAGAGTTTCTTTCCTTGATTTAATAAATTCTCTTTCATTTTAGGTTCAGCAACACCTTCTTTCTTAGCGATCTTTTTAATAGAATCACTAACCATTTTTTTTATCATGTTGCCTGGGTTTCTAAGGCCATTCTCCCCCATAGCCCTAATAATTGTGTATGATTCGATATCTACAGCAATTGATTTCCATTTGTTTACGTCCATTGTTTCTCCTATTTGTCTTGATACTCTTTAGATTTATAAAACTCAACTAAATTTATTTTATTTCTTTGAGTAAGCCCTGCGTTATAGATACGCTCAATGATCGCAATATAATCAGCAGTAGATGTACCAGTTAAAAACCATGAAGATTTACTTTTACAAGCTGTTTTAAATCTTCTGTGATCAAACTTAGGATGTTTGTCTGCAACAATATAAGACACCACCATCGAACGTTTAAATCTTTTGTTCTTAGTAGACTCCATACCATAAAAGTATTTTTTAAGTTGCATTAACTGTGATCCAATACGATCAGTATGTTCAATACCTCCTGCAGGAATTACAAATCGTCCTGTTTTAAAATCATTACTGATTCTTGTCCACAAGGAAGTTTGTTTTAATAATAGAACCACCATCTCTGCAACATTAATTCCATACTGCTGCATTTTGTTTCTACAAATACGGTAGTCCATTTTATTTCTTGCACAGTGCTGATCTAAATAATTTTCCATAGACCAGTTCTTACGACCTGTGTTTAGTCTAGCCACATCCAATGGATCATCAGAGTCCATAATAATAAATGGAACTTTTAGATCTAATTGTTTTCTAGCTTCTAATGTATGTTGGCCATCAATGACCTCCATGTTTTTATTTACACGAATTGGATCGTATAAATCTTTTTCTTCAATCAACTTTTTAAGTTGTTGTACGTGTGCTTCATCTACAGGTCTATTACCTCTAGTTTTTTTGAACTTACTGTAATCAGTAGTTTCAAAAAATTTATTATTTATAGCTTTGTTCATATCTTTTCCTCCTTGGTTAATAGAACATTAAATATCCCAGTGATGCAAAAATAAATAATAATACTTTTGCAGGGATAATGGTTAGTAATGCAATAAACATCATACTAAATATCAGGTCTTTCATCGGCTCCCCTCATCTGATCTTGTATTAGTTTATTAGCAATGGTTTCATTGATAGGATAAATTGGCATGTCTTCAAAGTTCATTGAACACTGTTGCAATTTTCTCATCATGTCTTGGTACTCATCGTCTTGATACTCTAACGGTTCACCACCAATTGTAGTTTTCGGTAGCCGTGATAGAAGTTCATCTACTTTCGTACTCCAATCCTTGAATACTTGTGAGTCTGATTTACTTTGCATCAAAACCCCACAGGTTAAACTTTTGAATTAAAGTACCAACAGCATCATGAAACTTTACATTTCCTGTTAGTGCATCTTTTACTTTTACTTTTTTGTAAACTTCATTGTTTACTAATAAAGTAATCTCGTCAGTTGCTTTGTTAAAAGTTATAGTCAAGTTTTGTGCACTTGATGTAAACTTATCTTTTTTTACTTCCCACTCTTCTTTTAGTACCAGTGGTTGGTTCTCTTGTGTTGCCATATGGCCTCCTCTTTGTTATTATTAGTCTGTATATTTATATAAACATTTTAATGGGATATGCAAGTAAATAATAAGGTAGGATATTATAGGATATTATGACAAAATTTATATTAATAATGTATATGTGTAGTATGGTCAGTGGCCAATGTCCAAGTAGTCATATACCTGGTTTTGAATTTGATACACATTCAGATTGTGTATTGAATGGTTATAAAATAGCCCATAGCACATTTAAATCATTAGAAGCTAATGAAGAGTGGGATGAAGAATACGTAGAAAACAACAAAATTGTTGTTAGATTTGACTGTAAAGCCATACAAGTGCCTCAAGAAAAGTTAATAATACCACCAAAAAAACCAAAAATTAGTGCATAGTTGCAATTACATCACAAATTGATATATAATACCTTATGAAGCACTATCGCATCCAAGTTAAATACAAAAATTTGTATGTCGATGAGATCGTTAGTGCTTATAATGATAAGACCGCTCTTGAATGTTTTGTAAAGAAGGTTGATTCAGGAGAAGTAATAGAGAATGAAGGTGCTGGGTTTGAAAATCCTGATATCTTTTTCTTAACCTTCGAAGAGGTAAACCGAGATGGCCCTACAAAAGTTAATATCGGAGAAGCTTCAGTTGGAGTCCAAGTGGGCAACACAAGCGTTGGCACAGGGTAGAGTTACTCCAGACATGAAGTGGATGGATATTGAAATCAAAGATCTTAGAAAAAAGATCAATGATCAAAGTGTTGAAGACGCACAAAAAGGTCTTTTAGATATAGCTAGCTAAACTAGCTTAAAAAAAAACAATTTTTTACCTAAGACTACTGCGCTCTAAATTTTAAAAAAAGCATTCGTTGTCGCATCTAGAATGTAACCCCTGCTGTAGGCATTGCTCTATTATTCAATAAAAATAATTTTGTAAAAAACTCATATGATATAATAGATAAAAAAAAATAAGGAGAGCAAATGTGGTATCACCCAAACTATTATAAAGAACTTAATAAAATCCGCGAAAGCGAAAAAAAGAAAGAAGAGGAAAACAAGAAGGACAAGGAATCTTCCGAACAATTTCAAGATCCTCAATCTCAAGAATAATTTTTGAGCCCTTGCATTCTTTGCAGGGGCTATTATTCCTTTGCTTCTCCCCAGGATCTTCCGAGTGCAATATCAACTTTTGAAGGAACTTTAAGACTTTCCATTGCATTTTCCATTAACTCCTTAACATTTTTAACATCTGATTCTTTATCTATAGAAAAGCATAACTCATCGTGAATTTGTAATAAAGGTTTATAACCTGCCTTATAACAATTAATCATAGCTTGTTTTGTTTGGTCAGCTGCAGATCCTTGTATCAATCTATTTAAAGCTTTGTAAGTAAAAGCCCTCCTGATGTTATTTCCATATATTGCTTTAGCCTCTTCATACTGCATGGCCTTATTCATTCCGAAGGTAGCAGGCTCCCACATATCAAATCTGCATCTACGTCCTCCTATGGTCCTTATAAAGCCATATTTTGAGGCACTGTTGGTTACTTCTGTAGCTAATCTCTTTACAAAAGGAACTCTCTCTCCATATTGTCTTAAAAGAGCTTCAGCTCTATCTTTATTAATACCTAATTCCTTACCTAGTTTAGCTTTTCCCATACCATAAAATAAACCTAAATTAATTGTTTTAGCCTGTGTTCTAGTGATACCAGCCATATCAGCTACGATCTGGTGAAAGTCAGCAGACTCATTTTTATAAGCTTCAATAAACTCCGCTGCACCTTCAAAGTGATCATTGACAGATGCAGCGTAGTGAGCAACAAGCCTAGGCTCCTGTTGTGAGTAGTCGAAACTACCCCATTGCCTACCTTCTTCAGGTAGAAACAAGCTTCTAATTTTGTCACCAAACTCTTTGTTCCTTGCAGGAATTTGTTGTAGGTTTGGATTTGAATATGATAAACGTCCAGATACAGTTCCACCTTGGTCAGATCTTAACTGATTTATTTCAGAGTGAATTCTGCCTTTGTGAACATACCTTTGAATGGAGTCTATGAATGTTGAATGAAATTTATTTATTTCTCTTGCTTCTCTTATTAGTTGCGCTATCGGGTTATCACAATTTACTAACCAGTTTTGGGTGAAGCTTGGTTCATCAGTTTTCGCTGTTCGTGGGTACTCAACACCTATTCGGTCAAACACTTGAGCAACAGATCTTGCTGCCCATATATCTACATCAAGTGTGGTCTGAGATTTTATACTTGATAAAACCTCAGACTCTTTTTTTTTGAATTCTTTTTTTAGCAGAGAAGCCTTCTCTTCGTCAACTCTTATTCCTCTACGCCTTGTATCTATTAAAATAGGCAATAATTCCATCTCCATTTCCCAAACATCGTGTAGGGACTGCTTAGATATCTCTGTTTTAAGAGTTTGCCATAAACGTAGGGTTAACCCTGCATCTTGTTCAGCATAGAAGCCTACGTAGCCCGCAGGCAGCTTCCACATGTCTGCTTTTGGGTCTATTCCCCATTCTTTAGCTTTTTCATTTAAAAAGGTCTCATTTTTAATTTCACCTAAATAATCTTTAGCACATGCATTTAAACTAAAACTAAATCTGTTTTCATTGATGATTGCAGCAGCGATCATGGTATCAACTATCTTACCTCTGATCTCAAAACCATTAACTAGTAACCAACCTACATCATAACTTGCATTGTGAAATATTTTTGTAGCATCTGTTTTTAAAATATCTTGCATCCATGCGCAGGTAATCGACAGATCCATATTCCCACCAGCATCATGAGCAATTGGAAAATACCATTGTTGCCCTAATGCAGCAACAGCAAAACCCACGATGTGCCCATCAAACGTTGCCCATCCTGGTCCTTTAGTTTTTATGTTTGGATCTTTAGTTTCTAAGTCAATAGCAATTTCTGTTGCTTGAGATAAATCTGGATACTCTGCTGGAGCAATCCAATCACTATCATTATATATAAAATTTAATTGGTGGGTCATTGTTTTTTCCTACTTAGGTTTGCATCTTCAATTGATATTGCTTTTTTGAAAGGTATGTTTAATTCAAATAAAGCACAATCAGCACAATAATAATTATACTCATGAACAATCACTGCAACTACTTCATCACAACGTTCACACATAATTAATTTATTTCTTCTTTTTTTTGTCATAACTTACTACTGTTAAGTGTTCTATTTCTAAATCACAATAATGTTTAATTTTTTCTAAATCTTCTATTTGTTTTCCTTTGAATAAATACCTACAAA